TGAAGACCTCTTCTACGTTCCTAGTGGAATTGGGTCAGCGTTCTGGTGCGTCTGTTCGTCCAGGCTACGACATGTCGGAAAAGACTGCTACGCAGATCTTCAACGAGCGCACCAACAAGTTCATGGCCGAAGACAAGATGAGCTTCCTTGAGGCGATTGAGAAGGTAGCATCGGACGATCCAGACCTTTACACTCGTTACCGTTTCGGTGAAGGTGCGGAAGCCACTAAGTAGGGAGTAGTGAATAATGAACTTTGTTCTTGATGTTTCTAGGATTCCTGATGGCTCGGCAGCCACCATCGCCAACCGCTTCTGCACAGTAGGAACCACTCAGAACCACATTGACCTTACTCCATCTGCGGATGGTGTAATGGTTCTTGGTGTGGTCATGGATAGCATTTCTGCGGCAAAGGTAGTTGAAGGTGCCGTCGTTGGTGTTCGCATGATGGGCGTTGCGGCTGTCACTCTTGGTACTGGTGGTGCTGGTCCTGGTGGGCGTCTTGTTACTGCACCCGATGGCAAGGCCATTTTGGGTACTACGGCAGCGAACTTTGTTGCTGGTATCGCTTTGCAGACTGGAACCGCTGGCGCGATTGTTGATGTCCTTCTTACACCTGGTGTCAAGTGGGTTTCGTAGTCTTACCTGGCTCAACATCTACTTATATTTAAGAAAGGAATCACCAGATGTCGGTTTACAGCCCTAGTGGCTCTGGGGATGTCCATGTTGATCAGGTACTTACTCAGATCAGCGTTGGATATCCAAACAATGGGCTAGTGGGGGAGAAGCTCTTCCCTTCTGTCCCAGTGAAAAAGCAATCTGACATTTTCTATGTCTTCGGCCGCGAGAACTGGCTTCCTGAGGATGACGTGCGCGCGCCTGGAGCGGTTGCTCGTGAGATCCTTGGTGCAGCCGTTTCGACCGAGCCATATTTTGCAATTGAGCACTCGCTTCAGATTGCTGTCACTGATGAGGAACGCAAGAACGCAGATTCTCCGCTTAACCCTGATCGTGACGGAACTGAACTTGTGACCTCGAAGATTCTGCTTGGCCGAGAGCGCGCCATTCAGACTCTCGCAACGACTGCCGCGAACTATGCTTCCACAAACACCGTCACCCTTTCGGGTACGTCGCAGTGGAACGACTACACGAACTCCGACCCAATTGGAGTTATGCGTACCGGCAAGCGTGCCATCCACTCACGTATCTTCCGTGAGCCGAACAAGATTGTCATTCCTTACGCGGTTATGTCAGTCATGGAAGATCACCCAGACTTCCTGGAGCGCATCAAGTATTCTGAGCGCGCAATTTTCTCTCCTGAGCTTCTTGCTTCACTGCTTGGATTTGAGGAAGTTATCGTTCCTGGTGTTGGTATCAACACCGCTCCACTTGGACAGCCTGAATCTTTGGCCTACCTTTGGGGCAATGATGTGGTTATGGCTTATGTTCCGACACGTCCGGGTTTGAAGATTCCTGCGTATGGATACGAGTTTACGTGGGAAGGTCAGACTGTCGATCGTTGGAGGGAAAACCCACGTAAGTCCGATCTCATCCGTTGCTCACGCGCGTATGATCACAAGATGACTGCCGTGGATGCCAGCGATGACCAAATCGCCGGTTACCTTATCCTCGACGCAGCGAACGTCTAAGGAGAATCTTAATGGCTAAGGTTATCGTCGCGAACATGCTCATCATGCATGATCGCGAGCGTATTGAAACTAACACGAAAATTGATGTTAAGAAGTTCACTGAGGAGCAGCTGCTTCGCCTTTATGAGCGTGGTGCTGTTCGAGTCGTGGATGAATCTGAACTTGCCAAGAAAGAAGACACCAGTAAAGCTCTCAAGGACCTTCTTTCTGGTACCAAGACTCCAGAGGAAGCTGCGTCGGAAGCCGAAGAGCGTAAGAATGCTGAACTTGCTAAGGCTGCGGCTAAGGCTCAATCTGATGCCGAGGCGAAGCAGAAAGCACTTGACGATGCAAAAGCTGCTGCTGCGGCGAAGGCTGCTGCTGTAGTTAAGAAGCCATAGTTAGGAAGTTAAATGGCACGTGTGACATTAGCTGAAGTGCAAGGGTTGCTTGATCCTGCAAAAATGACCATAGCTTCCCTTGATACTGAACTAATATTACACATGGAAACTGAAATATTGGCCAGACTTGGTGTTGTTTATGACACTTCTGGATGGACCACTGATTCAAATACACCAAAACTCGTTAGAACCATTATCTCTAAGACTTATGCATCCATTCTGATCGATAGATTCTACAGCGAAAACCAGGACGAAGGCAATGATTACGCAGCCCGACTGCTGACTAATGCTGAAATGCTAATTACAGGTATTATTGAAGGTAGGATTGTCATACCAGATGAACCAGTACCTGACGTTTCACGTGGCCCATCTTACTTCCCAACAAATGCAAGCTCAGATTTAGAGCCAACATTTGAAAACCCAGAATATGGTGGACCATACTTTAGTATGAGTAAGAGTTTCTGATGCCTGCCAACAGAACTAACCTCTTTGGTCCTACCAGATCTACCATTGCGAATTTTCCATTCCAGATAGATATCCGTGGATTCCTAATAAATGCAGATTTGATTAAAGCAAGTACTTATAGAATGGCTATGCAGTTCGGCAACATGCGATGGCCACTCGAACAATCAGTTGATTTGGTTATCATTCCATCTATGGTAAAAAACTTCCTAGTAAGTGGGCGACCATCCTGGAAACCACTAACACACGATACAATTGCGTTTAAATTTGAGCAATTTCCAAGCATGTATGCATTGAAGCCACTTTTTAGAACTGGCAACCTGGTTTCGGCCGTTAAGCGTGGTACATATTGGAGAATTACTGGTTACAGTGCCGACATGGAAGCCCTGGATAATCATTTCCCGTACGCTAAGTATCATCAGGCTGGCACTAGAACCGTTCCACAGAGACAATTTGCAGTCTTGCAGCAAGAAGACATTGAGGCAATTACGGTAGTTTTTGATTCGTGGATCCGTAAAGTAACAAATAAAAAAGATTTTTGGCCCTATGATTTTAAAGGATTTTAGGTGCCTATGCCTCATACACAAAAGAGCACAGTATTGGCAACATATATACAGGGCCTTGTTGAAACTAATAAGGTCGCGTTGGATGTTGATAACGTTCTATATGGATTGCATGAAAATATACCAGGCGGTAAAACCGTAACTGTAACGCCTGCCACTAAAACTAGGGCTCTTGATGGAGTAGCAAAGCCAGGTGGAAGAACCATGAACGAAATGCCAATCCTCATCAATGTGTACTTGAACATAGTTATAGATGAAGAAGCTGGCAGATTGATAGTGGACCAATTGGCCGAAGCCATAGAAGATTTGCTACATCAGAACACTACCATGGGCGGGTTGATCTTTCACGGTTTTGTTACGACATGGGAACCTGGAATTAGGTATAGAACTGGTTCTATGTTCAGGACGGTTCAAATGACATTCGTTGGACGATCCAAGACTAATCTAACACCATAGGATGATTATGAAGCTTATGGCAGTCATTACTTCCGAAATATCAGGATTTATTCCCGACGTCGGAACGGTGTCCAGGCTTCGTCCTTACGTTATTGATGAGTTTAAAATGGTCAAGATTGAGGCCAAGCGAAAACTCAAGTTCGGCGAAGTGAAGATGCCCAATGGCGTTCAGGTAGTCCTACATATTCTGGAAGACGATGAGAAACTAGACCTGGAGTAATTATGACTCAACCTGGTATTGGCGGCGGCGGCCTAATGGGTCTTGCTATTGAGTTACTTACGCCGCCTGTTATTGCTGGAGTCGCACAATCTGGTGGTGCCCTTACTGCTGGTGCATACAAATACTACGTCACTGCACTTAGTGCGCTAGGCGAATCAACAGTTAGTAACGAGGTGACGGTCACTACTGCTGCGGCTAACCTGACAGCTCATATTACTTGGGGAGCTGTAACAGGAGCTACAGGATACAAGATTTATCGTACTGCTGCGGGTGGAGCCACAGACACTGAACTTTTGCGTGCCACTGTTGGTGCTGTTTTGTTGTATGATGATATCGCGGTAGGTGTTCCATCTGGTGCTTTCCCCACAATCAACACAGCTTTCGCTTACGGTGTTTATAATGTACCAACCAAGTTCTTTCCATTCAACACTGAATCATTGAAATTCGATCAAGCTACAGTGTGGCGTCGTCCAATCCGCCAGAGCGTGGACGTTCTTGGTGGTGTGGATGGAAACGTCCATGTCAACGGCGACATTGAAATGGAAGCCCTTGAAGATGTCATTGTCTATTTCATTTTGGCTTCGCGTGTGGCAGCGACCAAGGTTGTGGCTGGACCGAACATAACTTATACCTTCCTTCCAACACCAAACGCCACTCCAGTACTATCTCTATCGTTGACTGTGGTCCGCAACAATGAAGTATTCGGATACACTGGCTGTGTGGTATCTTCATTTACTGTCACTCCTTCTGATGGCCTGCTTATGTTCAATATGAGTATCATTGGAAGTGATGAAATCGAGCAGGCAATGCCTTCTCCGGTTTATACCACCACTGAGCCGTTCGGTGCCGGACAGTACGAAGTAAACATTGCAGGTACGCAGGTCTTCGATACGGATTCCTTCGAATTTACTGTCAATGACAATGCAGAGCCTCAGTTCCGTTTGAAGAACACTGGGCGTGGTGCTCAATATGTCAAGTTTGGTGAGCGTGAATCTACGATTACCATGGAACGTGACTTCTTCAATCGTGATGACTACGACGCCTTCAAAGCGTTGACAGCTCAGGCCATTTTCATTGAGGCGGAAAAAACCGCAAATAACCGAGTCAAGGTTACCGCACCCGTCTCCATCAAGAACACCTACGAAGTAGGTCTGAGTGGACAAGGTGACTTGGTTCGTGCCGCCATCGAATACATGAACGTCATTGATGCTAGCGGCGATTCGTATGCTATAGAGATTGCCACTCAGGAAAACATTCCTCAGGTTTCCGTGTAAGGAGGTTGGAATGGTTAACAGGGTAGCAAAAATGAACGACGTAGTCACTTACCGAGATGCTGCTGGTGGCACAACAGATGTAGTAGTCACTGGGGTGCAAGGCGCGGTCCCTGCTGCTGGCGATTTCACGGTCACCGGTTCAGGTGCTGGCGGAACTCTTGCCACTGCCACGTATTCCTATAAGGTTACGGCTGTTGTTGACGGCGTCGAAACTCCACCGGTAGCTGCGGCAAAGACTGCTGCTGTGACTGGTCCTACAGCTTCCGTGACTATCAACTTTACCACGGGCCTTGTCAGCTACCCACGCGCAACTGCGTGGAAAGTCTACGGCCGTACTGGTGGAACTGAACTTTTTATTGCCACTATTACCGCACCTACCGCTACATACGTCGACACTGGCGCTGTGGTAACTCCAGCTGGTGCACTACCAGCGGCGACCAACGCCACTCGGTTCAAGAACATGGGTACAAAAACAATTCTAGCCCAAATTCCTAGGGCCACCACGACCAAACAAACCGGTGCCTATTTTAATAGGTAGTGAGGTGAGATATGTTTAGGTTCCGCAAATTAGCGGATTACAGTGACGGATCAACTCGCGTTGTGAGATTTGATCCTATCTCTGGAGAAAAAATGTTGGTGGACCCGGAAACGAATGAGCCTAAAGCTTGGCCACTAAAGGGAGTCACCCATCAAGGTGATCTACCTGCTCTGGATACCATTGGCATGCACTATGTTGCACAGGCTGTAACCGACGGTTGGGCTGATTGGGAAAATCATAGAACCGTACATAGGCCTGGCGGATCAGTGAACAACCCATGGTCTACCACCCATACATTCCATCAGTGCGACAGAATTCACCTCCATCTTCTACTTCCTGACGATGGACAGTTTGTATCCAGGAATGTTGTTTATAAAGTCATTCGTCAGCCAGATAGAGTTGAGGATCCTACGCAGGAAACTGGTTGGCGTGTGGATTGGACTTTCCAAGTTAAGTTGGTGGCTGTCAGTGGCTAACATCACTTTTAACATTGCCAAGGGTCGTGTGGTTGAACTCGCCAATCGTGTTAACCTCAACGATCCAGCGAACGCAGTATTTGTGATCTGTATCCTTGCCACGGCTGGCATCGAATCAGACGCCACCCTTATTGACGTTGACACGCTCGCCGCAGTGGTAGCTGGTACCACGAACGAAGTCACCAACTCAGGTTACGCACGTAAGGTCTTGGACAATGCCACAGGTGGAATCGTTGTCACTGTTGATGACACCAACGATCGTACCGATGTGGACTTCCCGGATCAGACTTGGACAGCAGTCGTAGCGGGGGATGGTTGGAATGACTTCGTTACTAACTATGACTCAGACTCCACAGCCGGTGCGGACACCGCCATTGTACCCATGACGCTCCATGATTTCACTGTAACTCCCGATGGTTCAGATATCACTGCGCAGATAGCGACATCAGGATTCTTTAGGGCATCGTGATAGGGAGATAAAATGCCACTATCAGTGGACAACATTATTCAGCAAAACTCAGGGATGTTCGTAGGTACGTCAGGCAACGCGACGTTGCCAGTAGCCACCACACCAGGAAACACTGTACTTTTAATACTAACCCAATCCGGATCAGTAGTAGATCCATCAGGATTCACTAGGGATCGTGCTCTTACGATTGGATCGCCAGTAGGAGGATTCTATCGTAAGTCTAACGTCGGTGCAGAAAGTTCGTGGGCTATTGCACCTTCTGCATCAGCAGTAGTCAATTGGATTGTAATAGAAGTAGATTCATTAGATCTACTTAATCCAGTGGATGTCTCATCTCCAACTGTACAACAGGGCACTGGCGCAACGTTAGCTGCTTTGACTACTTCCCCATCTTCCACCTTTGATGGACTTATATTAGCTTTCCATTCTTGTTTGGATGCCACATCTCCAACCCCCGGCACATGGAGTGGCCACACTGGTGGACTTGCAGAAATTGCAGAGCAAGGTGCTTTCGACGGCACTAAGAGCATTGGTACATCAGTATCGGCTGCTTTCAGTTTGTCTACTAACTTATGGTCATCAACAGCAACTAAGACTGCTCCCGTAGGACAGAACAGCATTGCCGCGTTGATAGTCTATACGGCGGTAAACGCAAAGCGGGCTGCTGAAGTTGAGGCCTGTACTGGATTTGAATTTGGTACCATTGCTGGGCTTGCTACTAGTTCCGGCTTGGGAGTAGGTATTTTCGACACTATAACCGGATCACCTGCTATAGTTACCACCAATCCACGAACGGGCACCTATTGTCTTGAGCTATCGTCTTCTGCTGCTG